AATGAGCCCTCTCGTCACGGTGGTCCGCGACAACGCCTATGACGGCGCCAGCGTCACGGACCAACTGGCGATGTGGCATCCGGCCCTGCAGTCGGCCGACGCCGAGATTGTCCCGGAAAAGGACGTGTTGGACGCGCGCACGCGAGACATGCTGCGCAACGACTCGCACATCCAGAATGCGGCGGCGATCCACAAGGACAGCATCGTCGGCGGCCTGTATCTGCTGAACGCCCGCCCGGCGACCAAGGTGCTGTTCGGCGCCGAGGACCCTGTCTGGGAAGAAGAGTTCCAAGAGGAAGTCGAGACGAAGTTCACCCTGTGGGCGGAAAGCCCCGAGTGCTGGGTGGACGCGCAGCGGACGAAAACCCTGACGGACCTCGTGCGACTGGCCGTTGGCGTGGACCTGGCCGGCGGCGAAGTGCTGATGTCCGCCGAATGGATGGCGAACGACGGTCGCCCGGCACGGACCGCCGTGCAGATGGTCGATACGGATCGCCTGGCGACGCCGCCGGTGCTGCTGAACGCGTCGAATGTGCGCGGCGGCGTCGAGCGCGACATCTACGGGGCGCCGGTCGCCTATCACATCCGGCAGGCCCACCCGTCCGACTACCTGGACTCGCGCTTCTATCAGTTCCGCCGCGTCGCCGCCCGCAAGTCGTGGGGGCGGCCCATGATGCTGCATCTCTACGAGCAGATGCGGGCAGACCAGTCGCGCGGCATCAGCACGCTCACTTCGGCGCTGCTCGAGATGAAGATGTTGAAGGGCTTCCGCAAGGTTGAGCTTCAGCGCGCGGTCCTGGCCGCCACGTTCGCCGCCAGCATGGAATCAGAACTGCCGAACCATGAGGTCATGCGGATGCTCGGTAAGGGCGTCGATGACCCGTCCGTCACGGACTACATGCAGGCGTATCTGAAGGCCGTCACCCAGTTTTCCGGGGGCGCCAAGCAGCTGAAGATCGACGGGGCGAAAATCCCGATCCTGCCGCCCGGCACGAAGATGAACGTGAAGACGCCGGGTGCGGAAAGCCCTGCTGGCGACAAGTTCGAGATGTCGATCCTGCGCTACCTCGCGTCGGCGACGAACACGTCCTACGAGGCGCTGGCGAAGGATTACTCGCAGCTGTCGTACTCCAGCGGCCGCCTGTCGAAGGGGCAAGTCGAAACCCATCAGGCGTCGCGCAAGAAGCGCGTGGCGGACAAGACTGCGAACTTCGTTTTCCGCCTCTGGTTCGAAGAGGCGATCAATCGCGGCTACCTCGAGACGCTGAAGCGCCCGAACGTCCCGAACTTCTACGACGGGCTGAACGCCGAAGCCTACTGTCAGGCGGACTGGATCGGCGCAGGCAGCGTCATGATCGACGCCCTGAAGGAGACGCAGGCACAGGTTCTCCAGCTGAAGAACGGCCTGAACACCAAGGAAAACGTCATCGCCCGCATCCACGGCGGCGACTGGCGCCGGGTGTCGCGTCAGATCGCCCGCGAGATGGCGAACGACGAAAAGCTCGGCATCCCGTCCGTCTACCTCCTGGACAAGACCGACGCGGAGAACGCCCTCAGCGGCACCCCGCAGGTCCGCGAAAACGACGGCGAGAGCGGGGAAGACCAATGACGACCATGAGCCCCATTCTCGCCCGCTTCCAGAACAGCGAGCCGGTGCTGATCGACCCGATGGCCCATGCGCACATCGACGTCTGCGCCGCGCAGGCATCCAAGATCCTGGAGCGAATCGAGGCGGCCGCCGACGAGCCGCGCATGGATGACGGCGACGGCTTCTGGTTCTCGCCCGACGACTGGCGTGCGCAGTATCGCCCCTACGTCGTCAAGGACGGCGTACTGCAGATCCCGGTCAAGGGCATCCTGCTGAACAACTTCGCCTGGAACTTCGGCAACTGGGCGACGGGCTACGAATACATCTGGCGCGCGTTCGAGCGCGGCCAGCGTGACCCGGAGGTCCGAGGCGTGGCGCTCGTCTGCGACACCCCCGGCGGCGTGGTCGCGGGTAACTTCGAACTCGTCGACAAGATGCACGCCTATCCGAACCGCAAGCCCCTCATGGGGGTGGCGAGCGAGTCGGCATACTCGGCGGGCTACAGCATCATCAGCGTCGCCGATCCCGGTCAGGTCGTCGTCAGCCGGACCGGCGGCGTCGGCAGCATTGGCGTCGTGACCATGCACTTCGACGTGTCGAAGGCGATGGAGCAGCGCGGCTGGAACGCGACGTACATCCACGCCGGCAAGCACAAGGTCGACGGCAACCCTTACGAGGCGCTGCCGGATGACGTGAAGGCGCGCATCCAGGCGCGCATCGACGACCTCTACGGGATCTTCGTGAAGACCGTAGCCCGAAATCGGGGACTGGAGGAGCAGGCCGTTCGGGACACCGAAGCCCTGACCTACAGCGCGCCCGACGCCCTGTCTGTGGGACTGGCCGACAAGATCGGCCCGTTCGACGACGCCCTGGCTGACTTCTCGGCCAGCCTCAACCCCAACGTAGGAGATGAGACCATGGCCGATACGTTCTCGCAGGCCGACATCGACGCTGCCGTGGCGACCGCCACTGCCAACCACGCCGCCGAACTCGCTGCGGCGCGCTCTGACGGCGCCACCGCCGAACGCGCCCGCATCAACGACATCCTGGCTTCGGATGTCGGCAAGGATCGCCCCAAGGCCGCCCTGTCCGCCGCGCTGAAGACCGGCATGGACCTGGAAACGGCGACTGCCTTCCTGGCCGAACTGCCGAAGGAATCGGCGGCCGTCATGGAAACCAGCACGACCAACGCGGGCGCCCCGCAAGGGATGCTGGATGCCGCGATGGACAATACCGACAACCCCAACATCGAAGCGCAGACCAAGTCCGAGCAGTCGGACGACGATCTGGCGATCGACCAGTCCTTCGGCGGCCGCAAGGCCAAGAAGGCGGCCTAACCGCAACTCCGTAGAAGGACACCGATCATGCCGATCACGCTCCCCAACTCCACCCAGTCCGCCGGCGTTCCGGGTCAATGGTCTGAAACCATCGGCGCCACCCACCCGTCGCTGATCACCGGCCACGAGCCTGCGATCCTGACGCAAGACCATGTTGTCGCGTTCAGCCAGAGCTTCGCCGCCCTCCAGGTCGTCGGCTTCAACGCCGCCGGCGAACTGGTCAAGGCCACCTGGGACGCCACCCCGGCCAATGCCGTGAAGCCCATCGGCGTCGCCATCATCGGCGCCGTCACGGGCGCCAGCGGCGCCAAGAAGGGCATCCCGGTCTATCGGGGCGGCTGCTTCAACCCGGACCAACTGGTCTGGGACGCTTCGTTCGACAGCGACGTCAAGAAGTTCGCCGCCTTCGAGGGCTCGCCGACCCCGACGAACATCATCGTTCGTCGCCCGCGCGCCCACGCCATCTAACCCCGCTTCGGAGAGGAACCGAATATGACTCTGCAACTCTGGTCCCCGAAGCAACTGCTTCGCCGTCGTCGCGACGACCGTATGGACGGTCGCCCGTCGTACTTCCGCGACAACTTCTTCAAGGGTCGCCACTACTCGGAGGATCGCGAGATCCTGCTGCGCGACCTGCCCGCCGCCGGTCGCAAGCTGGCGCCGTTTGTCCTGCCGACTGAGCAAGGCAAGCCCCTGGCCGAGTTCAAGGGCGAGACCATGGAGGCGCTGCTGCCTCCGTACATCAAGCCCAAGGACGTGGTTCGTGCCGTCGACGCCAAGTCGCCGCTGCCGGAAGAAGTCCTGGAAGGCCCCCTGACGCTGGCGCAGCGGTTCAACCGTCGCATCGGCGAGATCCAGGACCAGCACGTCCGCGGCATCGAGCTGCAGATTGACTGGATGGCTGCCCGCGCCACGATCGACGGCAAGCTGACCCTCAAGTACCAGCGTGACCAGGGCGCCGCCCACCCGGAAGTCACCATCGACTTCGGCCGCGCTGCTAACCAGACCGTCGTGCTGACTGGCCCGACCTACTGGGACGACGTCGACTATCCGATCCTGGACGACGTCGAGGCCTGGGCCAACCGTATGGCGCGGGCCAAGTATGGTCAGCGGCCCGCTGTCCTGATGGTCGGCGCCAACGTCGCTCCGCTGTTCCGCAAGAATAAGCAGGTCCGCGCCGAGATGGATCTGACCCGTCGCGGCAACGAGGTGAACCTGCCCACGGGCATCCAGATCCTCGGCGACGGTCTGACCCGCATCGGCGACCTGTCGGGCGGCATCACCGTCTTCGCGTATCGCGACTACGTCGAGAACGCGAACGGCGACCTGGTCGACATCCTGGACCCGAACGACGTGCTGCTGGTGGCGCCGGGTAACGAAGGCGTCCTGGCCTACGGCGCGATCTTCAACGCCAAGGCGATCCAGGCCGGCCTGACGCAGACCGACATCTTCGCGTCGATGTGGGTCAGCGATGACCCGGGCGACGTGAATCTGATGCACGAGTCTTCGCCGCTGCCCATCCCGCTGTTCCCGAACCGCACGCTGAAGGCGACGGTCCTGAACGGCTGACCCTGCTGACGGCCGCCCTCCGGGGCGGCCGTCACGTCCTCACGAAAGGAGCCCCACATGGGCAAGTATATCGCGCTTCAGGCCATCCAGTACGTCGATGCGAACGGCCTGCGCAAAACGATCGAGCCGAAGTCGGCCAAGCATTCGGGGCTGTTCGAACACGAGTTCGACGCGAAGACGGAGAAGCGCTTGTTCTCCGTCGGCGCCATCCGCGAACCCGAGGACCTGGAAGTCCACGCTGACGCCACCAGCGTCGAGACGATGGACGACAGCCGGGACATCGACGGCGAGGCCACCGAGGTCGCTCCGAAGAAGGGCTCGGGGAAAAACGCGCCGAAGAAGACCGCCGGCGGCGACGCCGATGACGTCGACCTGGGCGTCTGAGGAGGACACTGACCATGCGCAACGTATCGGCAGTCGTTCTCCCGGGCCATGAGGCCCACTTCACCAACGCCGACGGCGAGCCGATCCGCGCCACGGATGCCGACGGCAAGGTCATGATCCCCTCCGACCAGTTCGGCGAACTCGAGGCGCTGGGCTCCGTGGTGCGTGCCCCGCGCGACCCGCTGGACCACGACAGCGACGGTCGTAAGGGCGGCTTCAATCATGCGGCCGCCGCCGCAGCCGCCGACGCCGAGAAGAAGTGAGGAACTGGCGCGATCATAAGCGCCAGATGCGCCGGACCGTTCATCGCACGATGGGCGTTCCGGCGATCCTCATGCTTGCGCGGGGCGGAACCCCGCATCGCGTGACCATCCGTGGTCCGCATAACGTACGCCCCGTGACCGTCGGAGACCTGGCCGGCGGCGGGGAAGGATGGGCCGAGCGCGTCGATACGCAGCCGCGCATCCTGTTCTGGGTCGACCAGTTGCCGTTCGCCCTGCGCAAGGGCTGCATCGTCTCAGTGGAGCCGGGCGAGGCCTACCGCATTGAGGTCCCCGAGAAGCCTGACGACCGGACCATCTATGCGCAGGTTGTGCGCCTCGACAAGGCCGACGCAGCCGGGCTGCCGGTCCCGAGCAACGGGCAGACGCCGTCCGCCCCGGCAGGCGAGCATCCGGGCATTTACAAGCCGGGCTTCACCCACGTCCAGAGCGAACCCGCCGCCGCGTGGGTGGTCACTCACAACCTTGGCTACAAGCCCGCCGTCGCCGTCATTCTGGCTGACGGGACCGAGGTCGAGGCGTCCGTGGTTCACGGGACCGACAATCAACTGGTCGTCACCTTCGACCAGGCTGAAACCGGGGAGGTTCGTTGCGTCTGATGGCCGGCAAGCCCGTCACCACTGATCTCGATTTCCGCAACCGTTCGACTGCCAAGCGGCTCCGCGAACCCGTGGAGCCCGACGAGGCGGCGACGCGCGGTTTTGTGCTCGAGCGTATCAACGAACTGCCGATCGACCAGAGCGACCCTGGCGATTTCACCCTTATCTTTGAAAACGGACTCGTCTGATGGCAACCACGGTTCAACGCATCATTGACCTCGCGACGCGCATCTCGACCGAGTGCAAGTCGCTGCGCACCTTGATCAACGGGAATGCTACGGACCTGTCGGCGCTGTCGTTCTCCCCGAAGACCACCCTCGTCGCTGCGCTGAACGCGCTGAAGGATGAACTGGACAGCGTCGCGTCGGCCGGCGGCGCCACGATCAACGACGCCGCGACCGCCTCCACGACGCAGACCTACTCGGTCACCAAGATCCGCGACCTGGTCAGCACGTCGATCGCCGCTTTGACGGCCGGCGCTCCGACGGCGCTCGACACTCTGGGCGAACTGTCCGCCGCACTGGGCGATGACGCGAACTTCGCCGCGACCATCACCACGGCGCTCGGCAACCGGGTCCGCACGGATACGGCGACCCAGGGCCTGACCACTCAGCAGAAGACGAACGCTCGCACAAACATTGGCGCGGTCGGTGCGGATGAGATCGGCAACCCGGACACCAACTTCGTGACCACGTTCGAGGCAGGTCTGGCGTAAATCGTGGCGACCCTGGTTCAGCGCATCTCTGATCTGTCGAGCACGATCCTCTCGTGGGTCAACAAACTGCGCGTGGCGAACATCACCTTCGTCATCGACGGCGGCGGGGCGGCGATCACGACCGGGGTCAAGGGTGACATCCAGGTGCCGTTCGCCTGTACGATCGTCGGGTGGACGCTGATGGGCGATCAGACGGGTTCGGCTGTGGTCGAGGTCAGTAAGGGGACCTACGCCAACTGGCCGACCGTCTCTGTCATCACGGCGAGCGCCAAGCCGACGCTGTCCTCGGCGCGCAAAGCGACCTCGACGACGCTGACCGGCTGGACGACGGCAGTTGCAGCGGATGACGTGTTGCAGATCGGCGTGAACTCGGCGGCGACCGTGCAGCGGCTGGTGCTGACGCTGAAGGTGAGGAAGGTCTGATGCCTACCGTCTCCTATCAGATCACGGACACGGCGGATGATGCAACGGACACCGGAGCCCTTGGTGGCCTTAGCGCAACGCAAGTGACTAACGGCATTGCCTTTGGAATGTACACACTTATCGCTGGTCTCCGTTTCCTTGGGGTGGCCGTCCCCAAAGGGGCCACGATCACTGCCGCCACGCTGGAGCTAAAGAAGTCCGCGACCCAACAGTTTATCGGGACCAACCATGGTCGCCTGCGCGGAGCGGCAGTCGACAACATCGCTGTTTGGTCGGCTTCCAACAGCCCCGCCACCGTCACCAAAACGACGGAGTCCGTAGTCGTAGCTGACGCGGCCACGGTCGCCTATGACGTCAAGGCCATCGTTCAGGCCATCGTCAACCGCGCCGGTTGGACATCTGGAAACGCGCTGGCCTTCGTCGGAGACCCCACAGGTGCGGACGGCGCTCTTATATGGGTCGATTATGGCGCCTCACCCGCCGACGCCGCCAAGCTATCGATCACCTATGAAACGGGCGGCGGCCCAACTGCCCGGGCCACCTTCCAAGCCATGATCATCGGGTGACGGCATGACCAGCGACGTCCAATACGTCTACCTCGTGGAAGGCCTCGCGGACCTGGATCTCAGCGCCGAGATTCCGACGCAGGTTCGCCGGGCCGCAGCGAGGGCCGTGAATCGCGCGACGCCCAAGGGGCGCACGGCCGCCGGGCGCGCCATCCGTCAGCACGTCAACCTTCCTGCTGGCTATCTGACAGGTTCGCAGGGCCGCCTGCAGATGAGCAAGTCGGCGACGACCGACAACCTTGAGCGGACGATCACGGGGCGCCGACGCCCCACCTCGCTGGCGCGCTATGCGAAGGGCGGCACGAAACACAAGGGCGTCCGCGTCGTCGTGAAGCCAGGGGTGGCCCGCTACATCAAGCGCGGCTTCCTGATGAAGCTTCGCGCCGGTTCCGAAGGCGCGCTCGGCAACCTGGGTCTTGCGATCCGAACCGACGGTGGGCCGCCCACTGCTGCGTTCAAGCCGAAGCGCATCAACGACAAGCTGTGGCTGGTCTACGGACTGTCGGTCGACACGCTGTTCCGTCGCGTCATCGGCGACATCACGCCAGGCATCGCCGATGACATGGAAACCGAGTTCTGGCGGCAACTCGATCTCTCGACAGGCGCCAAATGAGTGATCCGTTTCGCCTGATCCGTTTCGCCTCCGCGTGCTGAAACGCCTGACCGCTACGATCAAGAAGGTTTCGCCGCTTGAGACCTACGTTGACCTGGACACGGGCGAACAGGTCCCGTTCACGAACGACCTGCGCGATCGCCCTGATCCAGACGACGCTGCACTGACGCAGGAGCATGTCTTCCGAGGCCGCACCTTGTTCGGCCCATCGGACCCGCTGCCCATGGTCAGCGTTCTCGAGCACCCGCGCGCCCTCGATGCGATCGAGGAAGGTCAGAGCGGCGGCGCTTCGGTGGGCGACTGGGATCTGGTGATCCAGGGCTTCGTGAAGGACGACCCCAAGCATCCGACTGACCCGGCGCATGTGCTGGCCGCAGAAGTCGTCGCGGTGATCATGAAGTATGGCGTGGAGCCCTTCAACATCCTCGGCATGGGCTCGCAGCAGCCCTGCGTCACGCGTCTGTCGATCGGCAGTCCCGTGGTGCGTCCGGCCGAGGACGGCGTATCAGACCAGGCGTTTTTCTGGCTGACTGTGACCCTCACCCTCGCCGAGGACAGGGAAAGGCCTTTCGCATAAACCAAATGTCCCATAAAAGGGGACAAACAGCACAGGAGATGTCCCCATGGGGCTGATCAAGCAACACACTTACGGGTCGGGCAAGTTGCACTTCGCGCAGTTCCTGCCGAACACCCAGACCCCGGGCGCCCTGCGCTACATCGGCAACACGACCGAGCTTACCCTGACGTCGGAGCAGGAAAAGCTCGATCACTTCGACAGCGACAACGGCATCCGCACGAAGGACGATTCCGTGGTCACGTCGCTGGAGCAGAGCGGCACCTTCGTCACCGACAACATCAACGACGAAAACGTCGCGATGTTCTTCCTCGGGACGACCACCTCGCTGACACAAGCGTCCGGCACCGCGCAGGACGACACGATCGCGTCGGTTGAGTTTGGCTCATATCAGTTGGGCATCACCCCCACGCGACCGACGGGCGTGCGCAAGGTCACGGTCACCAGCGTTGCGCTGTCGGCCGCGCCGGCCACGGCCTACACCGCTGGCCTGGATTATGTGGTCGACGCTGACCGCGGCCTGGTCACGATTCTGCGGGGCGGCGCGATCACCAAGGGCGCCGGCATCAAGATCACCTACTCGTTCGCCGCCTCGACCCGACAGCAGGTGATGTCTTCGAACAAGACCGTCGAAGGGCGCCTGTGGTTCGAAAGCAAGAACGCCGTCGGCCCGCAACGCGACTACACCTTCCCCTATGTGAAGCTGACGCCCAACGGCGATTTCGCGCTGAAATCGGACGACTGGTTGACCATGCCGTTCAGCGTCGAGGTGCTGACCCTGGGCGCGCTGGCGGCGGTTTACGCCGACGGCGTGGCGATGGCTTCGTAACAGCATGTCGCATCGGAACTTGATCCCTACGCGGAGAGTCCCGATGGGGCAGGACGTCGAGGGGAACGAAATCCACCTCGACGTCCGGGGCCTGTCGCTCTCGGACGTGACGGCGATCATGCGCGACGACGGCGGTGCGGCCTTCATGGAGCGCATCTACAGCGGCGCAATCCTCTCCAAGATGACGTCCGGCGACTTCGAAGCCGTGGTTGTCGATATGCTGGACAGTCTGCCGGACGTGGTGGCCCGCGTGATCGCGCGTGCGGCGGGCATCCCGGAAGAGTGGGAGATGTTGCGTGACGTCGCGCTCGGCACCTCTCTGGAGCTGCTGGAGACGATCGCCACTCTGACCTTCACGTCGGAACGCGTCGCAAAAAAAGTGATGGAGGTCGTGCGGAAGTACGCGGCGGAGAGCCAAAGCCCCCTGCCGACGTCCATGAGTGGGTCTGGGGGCTGAGGCGCCAGGCCAGCCTGCTTGTCTCTCATGGACACGCCGACGCGACCTCCTACCCGATCGGAATGCTGACGGACGAAGCCGCCATCGTGTCGGCGCGCGTCAGCGAAGAGACGGCGGGCAAGGCGCTGCTGATGCAGTCGGCGCTCGCGACGGTGCCCAACATGGGGATCAAGCCGTCCTCCGCAGAGAAGGCTCAGATGGGCTTTCGGAAACTGATTGAGACGTTGACGGGAGGCCGCGGTGGCTAATAACGAGCGCGACGTCCGCCTTAATGTCCGTGCGGTCGACAACACGTCGCCGGGCCTCAAGAAGGCTGAGGCGGCGCTGCAGCGTTTCGCTTCGGCCGCCGAGAAGGCGCAGGCCCGCCGGACAGCTAGAGCGACGGCCGATGATGCGGCGAAAATCGCGGCGGAGAACTACGAGCGCGCGACCGAGGAGGCCACGAAGTTCGGCCGCCAGCTGAACCAGATCAAGAACTGGCAGTGGTCGAGCGAGATCGTCGAGGCCCCCGAACAGCTTGCCGAGAACTTCGAGCGAGCGCGCGAGGAAGCCCGCCGCGCGAAGATCGCACTGGACGAGGCCAGGGCGGGGGTGGCGCGTTTCACCCAGTCCGGCAACGGTTTGGCGACGCTCGAAACGCGGATGGCGGGACTGGGTGCGCAGACGACGCGGACCGAGGGTTCGACCGAGCGCCTGGCCGGTGACCTGCAGCGGCTCAACAGCATCCAGACGCAGACGGCCGCCCGAGCGAATGCTGCTGCCGGCGCCCTGCGGAACCAGGCCCGCGCGGGCGACCTGGCTGGCAAGATGGTTGACGCCTATGCGTCGCGCCAGGGCCGCGGGCCTCTTGGGCTGCGCCCTTACGAGCTTCAGAACCTCTCCTATCAGATCAACGACCTGATTACGCAGATCGCCAGCGGCACGCCGCCGATGCAGGCGTTTGCGCAGCAGGGTGGGCAGATCGCGCAGATCTTCCCCAAGGCGACCGGGGCGATCATCCGCTTCATCCCGGTCATCGCCGTGGCGGCCGCCGCGATCGCGCCGTTCGTCAGCGCCGCCATGAAGGCGAACGCCGAGGCGGCGAAGATGAGCGCCATCGAGGAGACGCTACGCACGTCGGGTAACGCGGCCATGTATTCGGCGCCGCTGCTCGCGCGCGTGGTCGACCAGGTCCGCGCCTTGGGCGCCAGCGCCGACGACGCGCAGAAGATCGTCCGTATGCTGGTGCGCGAGGCGGTCGACCCGGCGTACCTCGAGCGGTTCGTAGCTGTCTCCAAACTGGCGGCGCAGGTCTGGGGCGAAGATTTCCCTGATGCCGCAGAGAAGGTGACCGAAGCGTTCACCGGCAACGTCGATGCGATCCTGGCCCTGGACGATGAGATCGGCTTCCTGACCGCCACTGAGCGGAAGCAGATCGAGGCGTTGAAGGAGTCGAAGAAGGAGGCCGAGGCCCGGACCAAGGCGTTCGACATCTTCGCCCAGCGTTACGGTGAGACCGCCGACAAGATGGGCGGCCCGTGGCTGCAGGTGGTGAACAACCTGAAGGCCGCCTGGGACTCGTTCGTCGACTTCGTCAACTTCATCGACTGGTCCAAGCTCAAGTCCGAGCTGAACTGGATCGCGGACAAACTGGCTGAGATCACGTCGGCGCTGCCGGGCGCCCGGGCCGCCACGAAGGACTACGTCGCCGACGACGTGTCGAAGGCCTACGGGCGGTTGCTGGAGCTTGAAAGCACGAAGGCGCGCTTCGAGGCCCAAGGCAACCGCCTGGGCGCTGCGCAGACGGCGCGCTCCATTCAGGAACAGCGCGGCATCATCGCCCTGGGCGAGACGCGACTGGCCGGGATGCAACTGGTCGACGGCACGAGCGAACTGACCCGCCCGCGCCCGGCCAAGGACACCACGACGCGCCCTGACCCGCCGGCGCCGACAGGACGCGACCGCAGCGCCGATGACGCCAAGCGCAAACTGGAAGCGCAGCAGAAGTTCCTCGCCTCCCTGCTGGAAGAGAACGAAGCCCGCGCCTTCCAGGTGTCGCTGCTGGATGAGACGGAGCGACGGCAGCAGGTCCTGACGGCGTTGCGCGAAGCCGAGAAGGGCGCCGCAGCCGTCGGTCTGACTCTGACACAGGCGCAGAAGGACGCGATCGAACAGTCCGTCACGCGGCTCTACGACGAGCAGAAGGCCCGAGAGGCGATCAAGGCGATCGACGCCGCCCGGCTAGACCTCGCCCAGAAGCGCGGCGAGGTCGAGAGCAAAGACGCCTTCGTTCAGCGGATACTGGCGCAGGAGGCGGTCGGCTGGTCGGAAGAGCAGAAGAACGTCTACGCCGACATCCTGCGACAGAACTGGGACATCGAGGATTCCAAGCGTCGCCAGCAGGCGCTCGAACAGACCATGTCGACCCTGGAGCAGCAGCGCGCCGAGCTTCAGCGCCAGATCCTGTTCGCCCAGGAGACCGGCGACCTGTCTAAGGCGGCGCAGTTGCAGGAGCAGTTGAACGGCGTCAATGCCGCTCTGCTGACGGCGATCGACAACATGATCGCCTTCTGGCAGGCGACGGGCGGACCTGGGGCCGCGGCTGCGATCCTGGCGCTTGAAGGTGCGCGCGACCGGGTGGAGGATGTCGGCAAGAGGGGCCTGATCACCGGCAAGCAGATCAACGAGGTCTTCGCGAGCACCGCGACGTCGGCCATTGATCGCTTCGCTCAGTCGGTGGGCGAGGGGCAGAACGTGCTCAAGAGCCTCGGGCAGGCATTCCTGCAGTTCGCGGCCGACTTCCTGAAGCAGATCGCGCAGATGATCATGCAGCAGTTGATCTTCAACGCGATCAGTGGTGGCGGCGGGGGCGGCGGGCAGGGCGGCTTCGGCGGGATGCTCTCGTCGTTCTTCGGGTCGAAGCATACCGGCGGCCTGGTCGGCCACGGTGGCGGCTTCCGGGCGGTCAATCCGGCTGTCTTCGCCAACGCGCAGCGCTACCACTCGGGCGGACTGGTCGGCAATGAGGTGCCGATCATCGCCAAGCGCAACGAAGAGGTGCTGACCGAGGATGATCCGCGCCACCGCTTCAACGGCGGCATCGGTGGCGGCAACGTCACCCTGAAGAACGTCAACGTGCTCGACCCGGGCGATGTGATGGCGGCCGGACTGGAGACGGAGGCGGGCGAGCGTTCGTTCTTCAACTTCGTCACCCGCAACGCAGCTGCAATACGGGGGGCCATCGGCGGATGATCGTCTGGCCGTTTTTCCCCAACTGGTCGTCGCGCTACGTCGAGACGTACGAGCATCTCACCGAAATCATCACCAGCGATTCCGGCAAGGAGCAGCGTCGCGCCTGGCGCGCCGCCGCGCGGCGTTCCGTGTCCTACGAAGCCATGGTGCAGCGCGATCGGATGCAGGCGATGCGCCGCGTTCTGCACGACCGTCCTACGGGTATCGCCTTCCCCGACGAAGTTCGCCGGCTGCGGTTGTCAGCGGCGGCATCGGGCCAGACGATCTCCCTGCCTGACGTGCCTGCCTGGCTGACGCCCGGTCACCATGTTGTCTTTGAGGCGCCCGTCAGCCGGGTCCGGGTGGTCAGGACCGTCGGCAACGTGAGCGGCAATGTCGTGACGTTCGGCGACGTGCAGAACCATGTCGTCGGAACGCGGGTCATGCCTGCATTCGTGGGCACGCTCGGCGGCGCGCAGCGTGGCAAGATCATTACCGATGGCGCCATGTCGCTGTCGGTGAAGCTCGACGTCGAACCGGGCTCCGAGATCGAGGACTCGGGCTTCCCGATGACGACCTTCAACGGGCGCGAGGTGTTCCTTCACCGCCCGGACTGGGGGCAGGGCATCGAGTTGCAGTCCGACGACCCAACGGTGTGGACCGACTTCCTGACCACGGCGAGGACGCCCTATCGTCCGGTGACGTTCTCGGGCGAACTGCTGCGGACGCGCCACCTGGTGCGCAATGCCGACGAACACAACCGGGTGGTCGGCCTGTTCCTGCGTTCGCGGGGCCGCCAGGGCGAGTTCTACGCCCCGTCGTGGGCCAACGACATCACGCTCACCGCGCCTGTCGCGGTCGGGGCGACTGTTTTCCGTGTCGCCGGGCACGAGTTTCACGACGCCTGGGCCGCCGACCTGACGCGACGGTCGTTCATGGTTCGCCTGCGGTCCGGCGGCCTGCGGTTCTTCCGCATCGCTTCAATGGCGAAACAGACTGCGGGCGGCGTCCCGTCCACGGCCATCACGGTGACGGCGCCGACGACCGACATCCTCTCACCCGATACGGTGCGAGCAATCTCCTGGATGCCGTGCTGCCGGTTCGCATCTGACTCCCTCAGCGTGTCCTGGATCACCGATCAGGCCGCCGAGGTGCAGATAAACCTTCACACCCTGGAAGATCTCCCATGAGCTTCAATGCGTATGAGACGAGCCGCGCGGACGGTCGCCCGTTCCACCTCTACACGTTCAGCTGCGGCCCGACCGAGACCTGGCGGTTCACGAACCTGACCACGCCGTTCAACTTCGCCGGTCTGACGTACGAACCTCTGCCGATCACGCACGGCGAGGTGGTGTCGTCCGGCAATCTGGACAAGACGGCGCTCGAAATCCGTCTGCCGGAAAGCGGCGCGATCCCGGATCTGTTTCGCGACGAAAACCCGTCAGCGGTGGTCAGCTTGATCATTCGCCAGGGCCACGTCGCCGACGACGACTTCAAGGTGCACTGGGCCGGCAAGGTCGTGGGCACCTCCTACGAAGACGACCAGATGGTGTTGACCGGCGAGCCGATCTCGACCTCTCTGCGGCGATCCGGCCTGACGCGCGACTTCCAGATCACCTGCCCTCTGGTGCTGTACGGCCCGGACTGTCGGGCGAACCGAGCGGCGTCCACCGTTCAGCGTGCCGCGGTTGCGGTCGACGGCCCCGTGCTGACGTTCGCGCCCGACTGGGCGACGCCGGAAATGAAGGACCACTACGTCGGCGGCGTCGCCCAGTGGACCACACCTGCGGGGCGGGTTGTCCGCAGGTCGATCGTTCGGCGCG